ATGACCTTCAGATCAGCCCGGATGATAAGGACAGGGTAATTTGCAGCTGGCTCATTCCCGGTGATGCAACGAAGCTTGTGGGCACACTTTCGTTTGTAGTGCGCTATGCTTGCGTTGAGGGTATAACTACCACCTATGCGTGGAACTCGGCTGTCACAAGCGTAAATATAGCCACAGGCATCAATGCTTCCGACACGGTTGTTGCTGATTACTCGGACGTTCTCGAAAAGTGGAAAGCGGAGCTGTTCGATGCAGGATATATCAACGCCGCAACGATGGCGGCTGAGATGGAGCAACTGAAATCCCGTGTGAGAGTTGAAAATGCTACAAACGCCGAGAATGGCGTTTTTGAGGGGTTGAACTTCGCAGGTCAAGGGAAGGAAGCAAACATCTATGCTTTTATTCTACACAACTATGCCGATGGTGGCATAATGCGCCTTGATAATGTGGGAAGCGGTGCTATAATCCAAGCTGTAAATGCTCACAACCCTGTGCATAGAAGTGACAAGGATTCGGCATATTATGGCGAAGGCAACGTTATGGATTACTATGTACAGGCTGATCCAAATGGTGATGGCACTTTTGAACAATATTTAATATCCAGAATTGACAAAAACGGAGATTTGTTCTGGTCGGGGTGGGAGCATTCAAAAGCCGGAATCGATGCCCGCAATAAGACCGTAAAATTCAAAACGAACAAGCTGGATGGTGGAACGTGGGCGTTCAATTTTGATGCGGCAAACAAGAATAAATATATGTTGTTGTTGACAACTGGTGGAATGCAAATTCTTCAAGTAACAACCGCCGATGATGGCTCGTGTACCATCAATGCTCCAAAGGCGATGGTAATAACAGGCAAAGAACACCTTTACTTTACAAGTAACGGTGATATTATTATTCAAACCGCCGCCGAAGATTCGCCTAATGCCGTTAGGTTTAGGTTGGGTGGATCATATTATTATCCACAATTCACGAATAAGTTTTGCACTTCCACCACCCGCCCCACCTCAAACATCAGGGCGGGCGAAATATATCTTGAAACAGATACAAATCGCACCATTCGCAGAAACGCAAGCAATAACGGCTGGGTCGATATGAATGGCAACGGAATATAATTAAAAATTATTAAAGCATCATCCCTTCGGGGGTGGTGCTTTTATATATGCCCTGAATATGGCGTTTAAACTGTTCGACACAAAAATTCTGTCCACCATAAAGACGTTTAAAGAATGGCGGCTGTGGAGAAACCACGTTTAAAAACGAAGCCGGGAGAAATACGCATGGATTTTCTAAAAGAAATCTTGGGTGATGAGCTTTTTGCACAGTTTGTAGAAAAGGTCAACGCCTACAACGGAAACGAAGCAAACAAGGACAAGCAGGTCAAAGTTGGCAATCTTGGGTCAGGTCAATATGTCGATAAAGACAAATATGACACCCTTGAAGCCAAGCTGTCCGGAAAGCAGACCGAGCTTGACACCGCAAACGGACTTATAGCGGATCTGAAAAAGGGGACGAAGGGCAACGAGGACTTGCAGGGCAAGATTAGCGGATATGAAACGCAGGTTGCCGACCTTCAGAAAAAGCTCCTTGAAACGCAAACCAAGTCCGCCGTAAAGGTTGCGCTTCTCTCCGAAAAGGCGCTTGACATCGACTATCTAACTTATAAGGTCGAGGAAAAGCTGAAAGCAGAGGGCAGAACCCTTGAACTTGACGAAAACGAAAAAATCAAAGGGTGGGACGATATACTCTCGGGACTGAAAGTACAGTGCCCGACACAGTTTGAGTCCGCATCCGGCTCGAGAAAGGTGCTTGACGGCGGTAAACTTCCGCAGTCGGAAGGCACTCAGACCACTACCACACAGGAAGAGTTTAATAAAATGGGGTACGATTCCCGTGTGAAGTTAAAAGCAGAAAACCCCGAACTTTATGCAAAATTGAAAGGATGAATTGAACTATGGCAGATTTAACTAAGACCACCACTCTTGTAAACGGTGACGTATTTGACCCCGAAGTTGTCAGTGACATGATAAACGCAAAGGTCGCAGCTAAGGCGGCAATGACCGGATATATCAAGGTTGACAACACCCTGTCCGGAACTCCCGGTTCGACCATAACTGTTCCCAAGTGGGGATATATCGGAGCGGCTGAGGATTACGAAGAGGGCACTCCTATTGATACCACGAAGATGGCATTTACCACTTCCGAGTACACCATTAAGAAGATAGGTAAGGGCGTTAGACTTACCGATGAAGCGCAGCTTTCCGGTTACGGCAACCCTATGGGAACTGCAACCGCTCAGATTGCACTCTCTATCAGCGAGAAGCTCGACAATGACCGTGTAGAGGTTCTTTATGAGTCCAAGAACGTCTTTGATGCAAGCTCCGCTGTTATTAAGTACAGCGCAATCGTTGACGGTGTTGATATGTTCGCTGAGGAAGAGGACAGCCGCAAGGTTATTCTTATTCACAGCAAGCAGAAGACTCAGCTTCGCAAGGATGCTGACTTTATTGCTGCGGACAAGATAGGCGCAGAGCTTATGACTTCCGGTGCTATCGGACGTATAGCGGGCTGTGACGTTGTTGTTTCCAACAAGGTTAAGCTCGAGGAAGGTGTATATTTCAACCCCATCATCAAGCTCAGCAACGCAAGCGAGACCGAGGATGATATGCCCGCTGTTACCTACTTCCTTAAGCGTGGCAATCTTGTCGAGCATCAGCGTGAACCCGGTGTTGCTGATAACATCATCTGCACCGCTCACGGTATGCCTGCGCTTACCAACGAAGCTAAGGTTGTAATTCTTAAGACCAAGGCTTAATCAAAGGACGGTGAACCCTGATGATAATATCTGTTGAAAAGGCAAAAGCCCTGACTGACCTCGGTGGTTGGACTGATGAAAAAATCGAGATGAAGCTGAAGGCTGTCGAGCAGACCATCAGGGCTTATACACACAATAATTTTCAAGACCGAGGGTACAGGGTGCAGGCTTCTATTGCCGATGGCGTTATAATGTCTGACACCCCTGTCCCTTTTTCTGTGGGGGACACGGTTCAGATCAGCGAGTCCCAATACAACGGCGGTCTGTATACAATCACGGAGATAACGGACACAACTTGCACGGTTAGTGAGAATATAAAAGATGAAAATGATGTCCTCGTTACACGTGTTGTATACCCCGCTGATGTAATTGACTGCTGCTTAAACTTGCTTGAATGGGAAAAGAAGCACCGGGGAAAAGTCGGCATTAAGTCCGAAACTCTCTCACGCCATTCTGTAACCTATGAAGATAGCGCATCTCTTTTTATGGGCTATCCTGTGGGTATTCTGGGCGGTGTAAGGCTCTACAAGAAAGCGAGGTTCTGACCTATGGCTAATATAGGCGGAAACATCACGGCAATAATTCAGACCTGCGCTGTTATTGAAAATGATATCGGAGAAAGGGAAAAAGTGTGGGCGGATGCGTTCAGCCCGGTTGGTTGGCTCGGTATGCAGTCAGGTGATAGCGACTACACGAAGCACAAAACCAAGCTGGAAGAGTCCACTCACGTTTTCCTTTGCGACTATCATTCCGGCATATATGCGCTCCAAGACCAAGACACACGAATGATTATAAAAGGCTTCGTATACGATGTCCTTTTAATCGACAATCCCGATGAAATGGACGAGCAGCTTGAAATCTTCCTGCGAAGGGTGGGTGCTTGGAATGGCTAAAATAACCTTTGAGGATTATACCGTTAAGGTTCTTGAAGCTATGGACAGCAAAATAAATATTGCCCTTGAGGAGGTTGCCGGGGAAATAGAAGGACAGGTCAAGGATTTAACACGCACTGATACTTCACAGACGAAAAACAACTGGAAGCACCACGTGGACGATGACAAGCACGAAGCAACCATCGGGAACCCGCTGGAAAACGCCATCTGGGAGGAGTTCGGCACAGGAGAGTATGCTTTACAAGGCAAAGGGCGCAAGGGCGGCTATTGGGTATATGTCAAAGGTGAGGGCGGCAAATCAAGCCACACCGGGAAAACATACACCCTGCAAGAAGCAAAGCGTGTGATGGCTATCCTTCGCAGCAAGGGGCTTGATGCCTATTATACAAAGGGCAAAAAGCCTTCTCGTGCTTTCTGGAAAACATACACCCTGATGAAGGACTGGATCAAAAAACACTTACAGGGAAGGATAAATGAGCTGTAATGGATAAACTGGGCTTTATAAATCAGCAAATGAAAGTGATATCAGCCCCTTACCAATTCGGGGAATGGACAGGTGATGTCACATATCCTTATTCAGTGGGCGAAATCACGGAAGAACCAATTACCACGGAAGATGGCGCAGAGCAGTCCACGCTGCTTTTAACCGTCTTTCACCGTGGAAAATATAAAGACCTTGAGGATTTCAAGGCAAAAGTAAAAAAGCACTTCCACCCGATCTACGGATTGAGAGGAGAAACTGACGGCGGCTCGATTGCCGTCTTTTTTGATGGTGCTTTTTATATCCCCACCGGGGAAGCAGAACTTAAAGAAATGCAAATAAATCTGAAAATCAAAGAATGGAAAGGGGATTTTTAATTTATGGCAAGTATAGGAAAGCACGGCGTGACTACTACCACGCCTGAAAACATCCTGCTCGGTGCAGGTACTTTTCACAAGGGGCTGAAATTCGAGAATGGCGCATGGTCTGGTGACTGCATCGGTGCAACGTCCGGCGGTGGCAAGGTTGCCATTGAGGGCGAGTATCTTGACATCGAGCTTGACGGCGCTCTTGTTCTTGTAAAGGGGCTTACCGTTAAGCAGGGCGGCAAGGCTTCAATGGAAGTCAGCATGGCGGAGCTGTCGGGGGATAACATCAAGATGGCAACCAACTTCAAGCAGGGCGAGTCTGATGCGGACGGCTATGATATGTTCATCGACAAGCCCAGCATTGATGCAGGGGACTACCTTGACAACTTCGGCTTTGTCGGTAAGACCGCAAACGGAGCGAAGGACATCATCATCATATTCGAGTCTGCGCTTTGCAAGTCGGCATTCGAGCTTGAGGGTAAGAACAAGGAAAACAGCGTTCTGAAGCTCACTCTTGAAGCCTATGCGGAGAACGCAGGAGACCTCGACACGCTTCCTGTAAAGATTTACTATCCTACGGCAAGCGTTGCTTGATTGAAGGGGGTTAATACATGAAAGCCAAAGTGTTAATACCCTTTAATGACAAATACACAGGCAAGGCGCACAAAAAGGGTGCAATCATAGAGGTCAGCGCCGCCCGCTTTAACGAGATAACCCTTAAGGGCAGATTTGTTGAAGCCTATGAAGCACCAAAAACAGAAAAGAAAGAAAGCGAATGAAAAGGAGATTTGAACAATGACTGAAGCAATCGAAATCAAAGAAACCATAGATCAGGCGGAGCAGGAAGCCGCCAAGCCTTACACTTTCCGCAAACTTTCATCCGATGATATGTTTTTGATGTTTACTATCATCAAGAAAATCGGATTTAAAGAGTTTAAGAAGTGTTTCGAGGGTGACACCGTAAATACACTTGTGTCGGCATTCAAGGGTGCAAACAGCGCTGATAAGGACGAGAACGGCGCTGATAAGGCGCTTATGGCTGTCGGATTCGCCATCGGATTTGATGCCGTTGATGTAATACTCGGCAACCTTTCAAAGTGCAAAGAGGAAATATATGAGCTTCTTTCGCAGGTGTCGGGAATGAAAGTTGACGAAATCAGGGCGGACGGACTTCTTTTTACAGAAATGCTTGTTGATTTCTTTAAAAAGCCTGAATTCCCGGGTTTTATCAAGGTTGTTTCAAAGTTGTTCAAATAGGAGAATTTCGTTTCATGGACTTGCTGCATAAAAGGTACGCAAGTCCATGTTTCTTTTTAGACGGAATGATTCAAGCGGGCAGGTTTGAAGAGTTCGTTGTTAATTTCGTGGAAACCGTAACCGAAGAAGAAAACGAAAAGACAACGTGGGAGTTCTTCCTGCATAAGGTCTTTGATGACCGGACGTATACGGCGTTCAAGGACGAAATCAGAAACAACGAAGAGCACAAAAATCTGTCCGCAAGAACAATTGAAACAACCGTCAATCATTCATTGGATATATTAAATTCATTCAACCCAGAGGAAAAAGGGGGTGAATAAAAAATGGAATTGTTTAAATTGCTGGGTATAATAGCAATCAACAATTCTGAAGCAAAAAATGCGCTGAAAGAAACAACCGAAACGGCAAAAGGCACGGCAGAGGGACTTGAGGGCGTTTCATCTTCCGGTGAAAAAACAGGCGGTAAACTCGGGACGGCATTTAAGAAAATAGGTTCAGGTGCGCTTGCGGTTGGAAAAGCCGTTACAAAGGGCATTATGGTCGGTGCTGGTGCTGTTTCCACGCTTGGAACGCTGGCTGTAAAGTCATATGCCGATTATGAACAGCTTGTTGGTGGTGTAGATACACTTTTCAAGGGTAGTTCGGCAAAGGTACAGGAATATGCAAAGAACGCATATAAGACTGCCGGAATGTCCGCCAACGAGTACATGGAGACCGTCACGGGCTTTTCTGCAAGCCTTCTGCAGTCGTTGGGTGGTGACACCGAAGCGGCGGCAGACAAGGCTAATATGGCGCTCACAGATATGTCTGATAACGCAAATAAGATGGGTACTGATATGGAATCTATCAAAAATGCTTATTCAGGCTTTGCAAAGCAAAATTACACTATGCTTGACAACTTAAAGCTGGGATATGGCGGAACGAAAGAAGAAATGGAAAGGCTCCTGAAAGATGCCGAGAAGTTTTCTGGCGTTAAGTATGACATTTCTTCCTATGCGGACGTTGTTGATGCTATCCACGTTATCCAGACGGAAATGGGGATCACAGGCACAACCGCAAAAGAAGCGGCAAGCACCATTTCAGGAAGCCTTTCTTCCATGAAGGGTGCGTGGCAGAACTTACTCACCGCAATAGCGAGTGACGATCTGCCCTTTGATGATTATGTAAATGCCTTCGTTGATTCGGTGTCGAATGTCGCAAACAACCTGATGCCGAGAATTGAAGTTGTATTAAACGGCGTTGTGCAACTGGTTGACAAACTTGCGCCCATAATTATCGGAAAAATCCCGGAGCTTCTTTCAACGCTTCTGCCGAATATAATCAAAGCGGCAACAGGGCTTATAAATAGCATTGTAGCAATACTCCCTGACCTGATACAAATGCTGGTTACATCGGTTATACCGCAGCTATTAGATGGCTTGTTGTCCGTTATCAATGCATTAGTGTCCGCCTTGCCTTCCATCGTGGAAGCTATTGTGTCGGCGCTTCCGACATTGATTCCGCAGTTGATAAACGGCATTGTGTCGGTTATTGTGAACATTTGCACGATGATACCGCAGCTTATACAGCCGCTTATTGATAATCTCCCGGCAATAATAATGAGCATTGTTGATGCTTTGCTTACCAATCTCCCGGTGCTGATAGACGGCGTTATGCAGCTATTCAATGGATTAGTAGAAGCAATACCGCAATTACTCATTTCGCTGTATGATATGCTCCCGGATATCATGGCAGATGTGGTCGATTCATTGACCGCTAATCTCCCCATCTTGATTGATGGAGTAATAAAGCTCGTAATGGGGCTTGTTGAAGCGCTGCCTGCCATTATCACGGCAATAACAGAATATATACCGAAGATAATCGCATTGATTGTTCAAGCAGTGCAGGATAATCTGCCTGTGGTGATAGAGGGCGTTATTCAGTTAATAATGGGCATTGTTGCCGCATTGCCGCAGATAATTCAGGCGCTTGTTGATGCGCTTCCCGTTATTATCACGGCGGTTATTAACGGTGTGCTGGCTTGCTTGCCGCAAATCATACAAGGCGCTGTTCAATTAGTAATGGCACTTGTTCAGGCGCTTCCGCAAATCTTCAGCGCACTGGTTCAGGGTGTTGTTGGTATACACAAGGGTATGTGGACGGCGGTGAAAAATGTCTTTGCACCTGTCCGTGAGTGGTTCAGCAATATGTGGAACTCGCTCGGCAACGTTCCGGGCTTGGCACAGCTGAAAACGATGATTGAAAACGTCTGGGGCGCTATTAAAAATCACATTACCACGGTGGTCAACGCCATCAAGAATGTGG